TTGGCTTGGGCGCTGGGTTATTAACGACAGGAGCGGTACTAGTAAGAGCGGGAGCCACGGGGGTCTCTGCGGGGGTCGCTGCGGCAGGAGAAACCACGGTCCCATTTTTCTTAGGACGTCCTTTCTTTTTAACCTCTGCCTTCGGCTCTGGCACAGCCTTCATCTCTAAGTTCCCTCTCGCAATTCTTTGAGCCTTTTCTGCCTTGGCAATTTTTTCTGGTCCAATAGCATTGCCATCTAGAGCAACCCATTTTAAATATCGCTGTGATCCATAAATCCAACTATTCTCGTAATATGGCTCATCAATCTTTCCTTGAAAATTATACTGCTGATACTTTGGTGAATAGTTCAATCCATTTTTCACAATTGTCTTCTTTCTCTTTTCAAGACAATCCTTACAGAGTTCATCCTGTATGGCAATCTCTCCACATCTTCGTTCCGTAAAATAATATCCCTTGATTGGGAATTCAAGACCATTCTTTTCTTCTGTATAACGCCCTTTACACTGCATGAGTTTATGCTCATAGAGTATACAGGAAATGCGACTCAAATTTGAACCTAGTTTTACTATTTCTATTTTATAATACAATGACGTTCTTTCTTCCATACGATAAAAATAGCAAGATGACGAATATGCTTGTATACTATTATAGTTTTGGTATTGCACTTCTTCTGCTCGGCGGTGCTCTTTCTCTGTCAAATCTGATTATGATAGGATTTGTAATGATTCTGATGACATTCTGTGTAAATATGACAATTTCATCGGGAGAAATCACTTATGAGCAGGAATACGGACATTTCCCAAAGTCTCGTGGAAACTCTCTCGCTCAAGAGGAGCTCGCAGTTCCGTAATGCGCCAGTTTCCTCGCAGATGGATCCGTGACTCCAGGTGACCAGCGTGGCATCCAAAAGGCAGGAATTACCATCTCAATTGATTCTGTGCCATAGAAAGATTCGTAGAGAGTTCTGTAGAAATACGCTTCCGCAGTTGTCGGCATCAGATACGTCATATCGAGTGCTTTCATCTTCCAATCGCTGGGCAAACACGGCTCAACACGTTCTTGAATCTCCTCAAACCAACTTTTTTCCTTACTACTAACACCATCACTGAATGCCTCTTTTTGACGCCATAGTACTTCGTTCGGTAAAAGCTGTGTGCCTTCAAACGCCTTCCGCAGAATCCACTTCTCCACTTGCTTATTTTTAATAGGACGCCGCCAAACGCTTGAAATAGACCTCGCAACAGCAACAAACTGTTTATCTAAGAAGGGGGTTCTTGGCTCAAGTCCATGTGAACTAATAGTCCTGTCACTCCGTAATACATCATAGTAATGAATCTCCTTAAGAACTCTATCTACTTCCTGTTCAAAAGCCTGTTCACTTGGTGCCTTATAGAAATAGAGATAGGAACCAAAGACTTCATCACTACCGTCTCCGTTAAAGACAACTTTACAATCTGTCTGCTCTCGGATCGCTTTGGAGACGAGCCAGTTTCCAACGCTTGCGCGTACAGTAGTAATATCATAAGACTCTATATCTTGTATAACATGAGGAATTGCCGCAAAGAAATCATCTGCTGTTAATACAACTTCTGTGTGTTCAGAACCAATGTGTTTTGCAACCATTTTTGCATAAAAAAGGTCTGTACTACCAGGCATACCGATACTGAAAGTCTTCAATGGTGGTAGCCCCAAAGCCTTTAGATTCTTCTGTACAAGGGCTGCGATTAGACTACTGTCAATACCTCCACTTAGCAAGGCAGCACACGGTCTCTCCGTCATAAGACGCTTCTTTACAGCATCTTCAAGAGCAAAACGAACGGCTCCAGTCGCAAGGACTAGACCATCGGGACTTACAGGGCTATAAGAAGGATTTTTCAACCAAGGACTCTGATGATACTGTGCCATGTAAAAGTTCGACGCATCGGAACCCTTTACAGAGCCCCAGTGACCTGGAGTGAATTGCATGACATTTTTATGAGAAGAAGGTACAGCTTTACGCTCACTTGCAAGTACAAGACTATTTGTAGAATAGCCATACATATTGAGTTTTAATGTAAGCGCACTAAAGTCCTTAATTCCTGATAGACTAACGTCTTTACTTGATGGCCATGCCGCAAAAAGTGGACGAACTCCATAAGGGTCCCGACCCCAGAGTAAGAGGTCATTTGCCTCATCATAAAGAATAATCGCAAATACACCATCTAGAGAGCGGAAAAATGATTCAGGTGAATCTCGGTAAGCCTCATATAGTGGACCAAGAATCTCACAATCTGAACCCGAGGGCATAGGAATACCATATTCTTTGGAAAGTGCCTTCGCATTATAGATTTCTCCATTACAAATCCAGGTAATTCCGTTTCGGGTGAACGGCTGCATCCCCTTCGGATTCAAACCATTAATTGCGAGACGAGTAAAACCGAATGTGCCACAGGACTTTCTAAGAATCTCAGTCGTTTCAGGTCCACGATTCTTTAGCTTGGCAACACATTCCTCAATGTCCGGACATTGTTTACCAATGCAGGCAAAGATGCCACACATTTCTTCTTTCTAGATAACTGAATTTCAGGCTTTTAGATAGAACGCATGGACTTCAGCCAATACATCAAAAATATACAGTCTGGTACTCAGTGGATTAATTATCAGGCTCAGGTGCTAACACCGCAGAGAGGTTATGGAAATACGACTCCGCTTAGTACATTGACAACTGCGATATACAAGTATACAGATTATGAGCAACGCGATCTGATTGCGCAAGGTCGTTTTTATCTAAGCACGGTAAATGTCTATACAACGAATGCTCAGTAGGGCTAGTATGGTGCTGTATAAGACAAAGGCGGAGCGTGTTAAAGAAGCAGTAACACTTTTAATGAAACTAAAAGAACTTGGTATAGTCGTATCTGACCCCGGCTATAAACAAGCAAAGGCATTCCTAGATACATGGATTAAGGACGGTGAGGAGGCGACACATGAATTCTGGTTTGCGCGATATGGGCGAAAGGCGGTGATTGACCTACCCAAGCGTGTAGAAAAGGCGGCGACATTGAAACTGCTTGCGCCTGTTGAAGGGGCAGAGGCAGACGCGTGAATCCTTAATAGAAAAACTCATTCATCATAGACAAGAGTCGCTGATGAATGCGGGTAATGTAACAAGTGAAGGACCCCTCTATGAACTCATTTCACGAGGCAATAAGGATGTCTATTTTATCTCAGATGATGCGACTGCGCTTTTTCCATATGATAATCGATATGAACCGCAGCCAGCACTCATTCACGAACTTCGTCGTATTCCGCCCCTTCAAGCCACTGAGTTTGGTCGCTCCATTGAATTTCAATTTGAAATCGCAGGAGATGTTGTTATTGAGCCGACACTGGTGATTGACCTTCCTACATGGCTTCCTGAAGCACAGGCTACTCTTAATGGTAGCTCAGTCATTACTGATCTATCAGGAGTCTCCTATGGATATACGCGTGGTATTGGGTATTTTCTCTTTGAAAAGATTCAGTTTTTCCAAGACCGACTCCTTCTACAGGAATGGAGTGGAGATGAACTCTTTGCAATCACTCGTAGTCGTGGCTCACTCGGTTCAGCATTTTTGGAAAATGCGCTAACAGGAGTTCACGATGGCTCAGATCTGGCGATTCAACGAAATGCGACACCTGGTCGCCTGCGACTCGCTTTATCACTTGTAGGATGTCAGAGTGCGGATGATGGTGGATTTCCGCGGATTTGTGCTACAGAGCAGGCGTTTCGTGTGCGATGTGTCCTACGAAAACTGGAGGACCTTGTGGAAGCATCAGATGGACGGGCAAAGCCGACGCCTTGGAGCAAAGACTTTCAGATACAAACAAGTGTAGGAGTAACAGCCTTTACTACAATTGGACGTCTTGATATTCCATCACCTGTGATTCAGCTTGAAACACGTCATATCTATACGGACCGTGAAACACAAGATACACTGCGTACAAGTGTCTTGACTGTGCCGTTTGAGCGTCATTATGAGAATAATTTTACACAGGGACAGATTGATTATGCTCCGTTGTCACGTGGAGGAACAGCCTTTGTATCCCGACGTCTAGATGGCGAACATCCAGCTGTTCGTAGCGTCATGAGCTTTCGTACAGAAACGGCATTACAGGCGAATCAACGTTGGAGCTATATAAGTAATGCCTATACTGCGCTTGCGCTAATTATTGCGGGTCGTGATAGAGAGACGTCATGGAGTTCACTCATATGGCATGAACTTGTTCAACATGCTAAAGAGGAGCGGGATTCGGGATATAGCCTATCATTTATGAACTGGTCTCTGGGAGATCTTGTGGGACGGAATGCTCCATTTGCTCGGCAATTGGAGGGCTCCATTAACTTTACTACGGCGGATCGACCGACGCTTTTGATTACACTTGCTGCTTTGCCCGGGACACCCAATACCTTTTTAGATGTTTATGTGGAAACATGGGCGGCACTAGAGTTTGAAAAGGGTCGTTCAGCATTACTGTTTGGCAACTAATTGCGGCGATTGCGACGAGTGGACTCACGGCGATTGCGACGATTACGGCGCGTGCTACCACCCTTTAGTGCTTGTTTACCACGATATAAGACATTTGCTACACCCGCCACACGTTGCGCTGTACCCTTTGCAACAGACTGCGCCCGCCCAGCCGCATATTTCGCGGCAGCAGCTGTACCTTCTGCGGCAGCACGCGCGGCAGCAGCTGTACCCTCTGCGGCAGCACGCGCTGCATTTGCACCAACACCAACACCTGAACTTGTGGTATCATCCATTCCAGAAAGATAATTAGTCCGTAATTCAGTCGCATCTTTACCTGAAATAGTAAAGTTTGGCTTTCCAACTCTAACTATATCAACTTCAAATAGACCTGTAGTATAATTAAAATATGTCCATTGGGGGCCAACTCCAGAGGACTGGGCAGCTGCACGCGCTGCTTTCTGACGAAGAGTATTCGTACCAAATCCAAAACTATAACCCGTTTTCTTCACTACTCCAGCCGCAGGGTCAGTCGTAGGCACAGTTGCGGGCGCAGTCTTTTTACCGAATCCAAACATTTCTT